GGCGTATCCGGCGAGGTCGGCTCGGCTCGGGAGTTCAGCGACCTGCTGGCGTGTGGCGTATCCGGCGAGGTCGGCGCGTGTGGCCAGGGCTGTGAGGTCGGTGCGCTTGGCGTATTCGCCGAGGTCGACCTTTCCGCCGGCGGAGGCTCTGGCGAGTTCTTCCTTGGTGGCGAGCGGTTCGATGGCCTTCGCGATCGCTCGGTCTGTGCCTTGCTTCGTGTAGAGCGTGGGCTTTGCCATGGTTAGCCTCCGATTGTAATTGTGTCCCCGTCGTCAGAGACGACGCCGCTGATGGTTGCTGTGTCGCCGTCACCGGAGACGTTCACGTCTGGGGTGCCGGTCTGGGGTGCCGGTGTGGGCGTCGCCTCGCCGGAGAACACGCTGGCGAGCGTGTAGGCCATGCCGGGCTTCAGCGTGACTGTGGCTTCTCGTAGTGTCCGGCCGGGGACGCTGAGGCGCAGGTGGACCTGCGTCGGTTCCGTGAGGTCGAGGGGCAGCATGATCTGTCCGCGCGGGTTCGCTGCCCGAGAGACGGGGCCGACTGCCATCAGGGACGTGGCCTCCCCCATCTTGGTCTTCAGGGTCGCCGTGATGTAGGCGAGGTGCTCAGGTGAGCCGTCGAGGCGCGTGACGTTTCCACTCACGATCGTTCCTCCCATTTATCTACCTTCTCCTGTAGTCTGTCGAGGCGCTCATGCAGTCTGGCGTGGGCGTCGTGCGCGTGTTCGTCAATGGCGCGCTGCGAGAACTCGCGTGCTGTCCGTTCGTCATGGAGCTCGGCGGCCATCTTGGAGCCGCGCTCATCGATTCGTCCGACGCGCGCTTGCACGGAGCTGAGGCTCTCGCTGTGCGCGTTGAGCGTCGCCTCCATTCGGGCACCCTGATCGAGCAGGCCCGTCACCTGCTTCGACAGAGCGCCGATCTGATCCGAGACAACCCAGACAGTCTCAATCGCCTTGTCGAGGTCATCGCGAACATTCGTGTCGTGATTGTTCTTGATTTCCTTATCCGCGCTCTTCGCAGCATCACGGGCCTCAGACGCGGTCTCCGAGATATGCGCGAGCCGCGCGTCGAACAACCTGCCGACGTACCGTAGACCCGCAACGACAGCCGCGGCGGCAGCGCCAATGATGGCAACAACCGCCGCGACAATCGCTGTGACGACCTTCGGGTCGGCAATAATGTCAATCACTTGCGCTGTCCGACGTGCCCGTCAGCTCATCGAGCGGCTGCCCGCCCGGAGTCGCGGCACCCACCCAATCAAGGATGCTCGCACCGTTAATACGGACTGCGGATAGCATCGTGTACACCGACCAGGCGACGCCCAGGAACACGCTCATCTGCGTGATGAGCAGACGCCACGTCGCCGGGTACGATCCGGAGACCCACACGGCCGCAGTCGTGACGAGAGCGACCGCGACGAGGAGCACCACACGGCGGCGGCGCGTCCACCACGGCTTGTCCAGAGCGGCCTGAACCATCGGCCACACAAGGCCGACGATGACCGTCGTGATGAAGGGGTCCGACTGAAGCCCCATCAACAGCTTATCCATCTCTCATTCTCCCTTCTCCGCGCCCGCGAGCGCCGCGTTGATGGCCGCGTTGGTGACGGCCCCGTAGATTTCGTCGTCATCGACACCGACAGCGCGCTGGAGGTTGCCGACGACGCGGTCGTGTGCCTCGTCCGAGGCCTCGCCCCAGACGCCGTCCGGCTCCGTGCCGATCACAGACTGGACGTACTCGACGCCGAAGGGGAACTGGCGGCCGCCCCACGAGCTCGCCGCCACGACCGCGTAGACGCGGCGCGTCGTATCGGGTCCGACGATGTTGTCAGCGGTCGCACCGACAGCGGCCTGCAGGGCCGTGATGTCGGTGTAGCCCGAGGCCGTGGTCGCGTCGCTGTAGTGCGGGCGGATGACCGCGCACACGGAGTCCCAGTCTCGGGTGCGGCGCCATACGCCGCCGCCGTTGCTCTGCGAGCCCGCAGCGCCGGACGACGTATTGAACTCGATGGTCTGCAGCCAGCCGCCGTAGTTGGCCTCAATGATGCCGACGTGGTCGGCGATGCCATCGTCATCCCAGTCGAAGCAGACCAGGTCTCCGGGCGCGGCCTGGGTCATCGGGGAGACGAGCCTGCCCTCGCGGGCGGCGGCGTTGATGCCGTAGGGGACGTAGGCGAAGTCGCCACCGGGCAGGACGGACTGCTTCTCCTCGTCCGTCGCACACCAGGACGCGCCCATCGCGCAGAAGGGCACGCCTGATGTGCCGTAGTATGCGCCATGCTTTTTCGCGTACCAGCGACCGTACTTCGACCCCTCCTCAGGGTCGTCCCAGCGCGTGTATCCGATCTCGCCTGCCGCCCAGGCGAGGACGTTCTGTGCGGTCATGCTCATCGCGTGCCCTCCGGATGCTCGTAGGGAAAGACGATCGGGGTGACGACGTCAGGCGGTGTATCCGTCGCTGGCGTCATCGACGCCATGAGTTGCTCGATTGTCGGTTCCATTTGTGTCTCCTTAGCTGGGTAGACGAAACCCCCCGGACGGGATTGTCCGAGGGGCGAGTTCAGTTGTCGGCGGTCAGTAGCCGAGGGCCATCCACGCGAAGGAATGGCGTTCCTGTGAGGTCACGCCGGGGAGCATCGGCCTGAATCCGCTCTTGTCGAGCACGTCCACGCAGAATTGCCGGCCGTTCTTGAAATTCCAGCCGGCCGGCCCCGATCCATACAGCGGCGTAATGGACACAGACACGCACTCGTGCGGGAATGGGGTGCTGAAGTTGACGCGCGGCATGTACAAGTTGCCGAACGCGACCTCGGCGCTGGACACCGCGACTCGGCCGCCCTTGATGAGGCCGGGCTGGACCGTCGGACTCAGGCCCGCACCCACGGGCATATCACCGACCGCCGAGAGTTCCATCTGCAGATTCGACTCTGCCGCCCAGGACCTGCCATCCCACACCCTCACGGCGTTGAGGTCGGTCCTCCACACGTAAACAGGCTGCGCCGCCGAGGCCACCAGGCCAGCGGCCGCGAGCGCGGACACGTACTGCGCCGCCGCCGTTTCGGAGGCGCACGCCTTGTAGGAGGGGATGGACAGGGACAGGGCCAGCAGGTCCTGGCGCTGTGCTGGGTCGGTAGGTGAGGGGACGCGGTGTCCCCGCTGGTCGAGGTAGCTCATGAGTATCCTATCGGGAGGTGTAGGTGATACGGATTGAGAGGCTGTCTCCGGAGGCCTGGACACCGCCGTATGTCTGCCCGACGAGGGCGAGGCCAGCTCCCGGGGTCAGGAGCTGGGCGGCTATGCGTGTGATGTCGACGGTCAGAACTGCGGCGCCCACCTGGACGGGGACGCTGATCGTCGAGCCCACCTGGACGGGGCCGGTGTCCGAGTAGGTTGCGGCCGCGATCTGTGCTGACCATGCGACTGACGTCGAGTGTGGGCGGATCGTCAGCGTGGCGGCCGTGATCGTGATGCGTCCGAGTGCCTCGGCTTGCCGGCCGTATGTGGCAAGCCCTGTGAGGCGGGGGCCGCCTGTGTTTCGCTGCCAGGCCCCGCCGCCACCGTACCGGGTCCAAGCGGTTCCGTCCCAGGTACCCGCCCACTGTGGGATCAGCACGGCTTCGCTCACTGTCCGTGTCGGCGCGGTCAGCTGTTCCCACTTGGGGAGCGGGGTCTCTGGTTTGGGAGCTGGCCCGAGCGCGTGCAGTGCCCGCCCCGTGTCGGGGTCGAGCAGGACGTGCGCTGTTTCGACGCCGACCCAGTTGACTGCTGTCGCTGAAATCTGGATCGGCGGGCC